TCCGTTTCTCATGCCACCATGCCCGGCATCAAGGCATATTAAAAATTCATTTGCTTTCATATTTTATATTTTTAAGGGGAGAAGAAATTAATCAACTCCCCTCGGCACTAAGGTAGCGACTTCTCTGCGCCTATAATTTAAACCCGATAAGAGCAAAGGCTGCGCTTATCAATGATAGCTTTGCAGGTAATTTTACCTCAATTTCCTTCCCAGCACATTCGCGGCTTGTCTCTTTGATTTTATCCCAAATGATTTGAGCCAATTGGATATATTCTCTCCAAGTAAATTTTACCTTGTTGCCCTCAAGATGAACATTAATCTCCGAGGCTAACTCCGCAAAGTTCATTGAGTAACAAGCCACGTCACCCATTGGTGACTTTATTCCATCTGCATTTTTAAGGGCATCTTTTAAATTAGTTTGCATATTATTTGTTTTTAACGTCTGAAAAATCTAAGAATAATTGTACCAATATTTGTTCCAGTTATGGATTTTATATTTTCCGAAATACTAAACAATTCCGTAGCTGCAATAATGAAGCTTACAGAATACGTTATCTGCGATGGCAGTTGGAAGGTTATACTTGCCCCGTGAAAAATCATTATACCACAGAAATAGGTCACCACCTTTTGCGATGTGCGATAAAGCCCTTTGCTCGTTATCGCCTCTCCCCTTTTCCTTGCCGCCATGATTCCCGTGACCGTGTCTGCAAAAACAACAAAGATTGTAAATATCAAGAAATGTTTGATGGGTAGGAAAAACGAGAATAGCACTCCGCAGCAAATGGAATAGGCAATGCCATCGTAACCAAGTTTAAAAATGTTGTAGATAACTGCTTTCATTATTCAAGTTTTATTAACCTCACATCACCATCCACCGTTGCAAACTTGCCATCAGCATATTTGTACAAGTCGTATTTAACACCGTTAAAGGCAAAGGAAACTTGATTGGTAAATGTAGATAAAAGTAGATTTGTTGAAATCGTGTACACTTTGCCGTTGTCTGGGTTGAAGATTAAACGCTTGTTGTTGTTTAACTCAATAACTCCATCAATGATTTCACCGTTAAAATTTAGCCTCCAGTCTCCAAGAAACTTTGCCGTGTCCCTTTGAGCCGTTGTAAAATACACAGGCTTTCCGCTTATTTGAACGTGCAAGTCATTGTAATAATTAATTCTTTGCACGGCTTTGCCTTTAGTTATTATAGGCTTTGCATGAATGGCTAATGTGTTACTTTGCCTTTCTGCATCGGTAACAAGGCTTTGAATGGCAGTTGCACTATCGCCTAATATTTGCTTTGAGCCTGTGACAGTGCTATCCGACAAAGTCGTTTGCTGAATAATGTAATAAATGTTGCCTTGCTTTTGGATATAAACGGTGTCTTTGACAACATCTTGCGCAAAGGAAAACAAGGGAAGGAATAAAAATAGGTATCTCATTTTATTTATTTTCAAGGTTAATAATTCTTTGTTCAAGGGCTTTGATGAGGGCTTGTTGCTCTTGGATGGCTTTGGTAAGGATAGGTATAATGGCTTGATAATTTACAGACATTGATTCCTCAAAACTTACTACCTCTGGTAAAATCGTACCAATATCTTGAGCAATAAAACCAAGTTGTTTACTACCATTACTTTTATAAGTATATTCAACAGGCTTTAATTCCAAAATATCATTTAAACCATATTTTAATTCAAAAATATCATCTTTTAAATTATAATCAGAACGTGTTGTATAAGCTGCTGCACTAACATTGCCTCCAACGTACACACTATCAACAACGTGTAATCGATAACCGCTTTGTGGACTTATAGTTCCAATGCCAACGTTGCCACCACTTGTTATACGCATACGTTCAAAACTTGCTGTTCCAAAAGTTATTTTAGATGTAGTAAAATTAGCCATTAAATCTATACCACCATCTGTTGTATTGTATAATGAAATAAAACTACTTGTAGTGCCTGTATTACTATTACCAAATATTCTATATCCTGTTGATGACAGTATATTCCCATTAACCTGTAATAATTCAGCAGCACTTGCAGTTCCAATTCCAACGTTGCCATTAGGTAACACTGTTAATTTAGCATCTGAAATTGTAACATTAGATGAATTACTTGCATTATTTAATGCTATATGAAATTTACCCCTTCCATTAGCATCTGTACTTTCAAAAATTGTTGCACCCTTTTGATAAGTATTACCTTTAAAGCCATATAAATAACCAACCCAATTACCTACTGTACCAATACTTTGACTTTCCGCTGAAAACATAAAAGCATTTCCATTTGAACTACTTGATGTAACTAAATATGATGGACTTGTAGTACCAATTCCAACATTTCCACCAGCCTCATAAATTGCGCTTGTGTCAAATATTCCGCTTGAATTTGTTCGAATTAAATAATTATTTGGACTAAATGATGTCGCACCCGTCCCCCCATTTGCCACTGCCAAAGTTCCACCCAATGTTACCGCGCCACTTGTTGCCGTGCTTGGTGTTAATCCTGTTGAACCACCGCTAAAGGTTGTAACTGCCGTACCACCTCCTGCCACGCTCCAAACATTGGTAGCACGGTTATAATTGTAAAACCTATGATTTACCGTATCAAGAATAATGTACGCGCTTGTATCACTTGACGGAGTAATGATGCCAGTGTCCGCAAGTACGCCCCGATATATCAGCCCATCGGCAGTCGTCTGTTCACCGAGCGTTATCTTTTGATTGCCATTGCTCGGATACTGTGCCCATGCAAGGCAAGGCAAAAGGAAGAGGGAGAGGGAAAGGAGTTGTTTCATGTTTATGTTTTTTAGTTGCACGTTTTTTTAATTACAAAGCCTCCTGTGATGTATAACATATCACTTGTGTATGTACCGTTTAAATACAACCACCAAACATCACCAGTTGTAAGTGTATAGTTTACATTGACTTCTTTTAAGTCATATTCATTCATTGCAATTTGACTACCTTGTAATGACATTCCAGTTGTTTGTATTCTTGTAGAATTTCCTGCTTTATAAACACCAATATAATAATCTTTATCACCTGCTGCTGGAGGACAAGTTGAGCAAGTTAAAGCTCTTGCATATATAGAGTCAATACAATAACCATTTAACGTAGTTGGTACAACTAACATATTAAGACCATATTGAGGATCCCACGTTGCAGCACTATTATCTGCTGCACCTGCAAATATCCCTAAATCCCAAACATATCTTTCAGTAGGTACGGTTATAGTTGAACTTAATGTGCCGCTTGTTAAAGATAAACCTGTACCAACCGATACAGTAGATACAGAGTTATCAGATGTTTTTCCCAATATAGATGTAGATGTTCCAGTCGTAGAAGATAATTTTATTGTATTTGCAAATGTTTTAACACCTCCAAATGTTTGTGTAGTTTCATTAACTACACCCTTAACAAATTGACTTGCATCAACAATAGTTATATAAGGACTTACTGTATTATCAGATACATAAATTGGAGCAGCAGCATAAACTCCTGTAACTGTTCCACTGCCTCCACTTGGTATCGCTTGTGTACTTAATAAACCTGTTGAACTTGCCGTAACCATGCGAGTGCCAGAGCCTGCAAGATTAGTTAAAGTGGCTGCGCCTGTAACACCAAGTGTGCCGTTAACATCAAGTTTAAAGGAAGGAGTGTCATCATTTATACCAATATCGCCATTGTAGTTAATGTAAATTCTATTAGTATTTTGTTGACCTATATCGCTTGTATATAATGCTAAAGAATTTCTTTTATTATCGCCACCTTGTTTTGAGTAATTTCTTAAGCCACTTCCAAAAGCAGAAAATTCAACTCCTAAAACATTTGAATTAGCTAAAAATAAATTAGCTGAACTTGAAACTAAATTAGAATCAGGAAATAACATAACTGTACCACCCCTTAAATAAGCACCAACATTTAAAATAGATTGTTCACCTATTCCAACATTAAAAGGCACATAGGTATTTTTACTATATACATTTGTAAAATTTAACGTTGATGTTCCATTTACATTTAACGCTCCTGTCAATGTTCCCCCTGTCAATTTTAAATAAGTTGAATCAGCTAAGCCCGTGCGAAGGTAACTTGAATTGTCATACGTTATACTTGTTCCACTTGCTTTTACAAAGCCTGTGCCGCTTAACTGTGGTTGTTTATTATTAAAAGTAGTCCAATCCGTTGATGTTAAATATCCATTTCTTCCACTTGTTGCACTTAATAATTCAATGATTGGAGTGGTAGTTGTATTTAAAATAGATAAAGGATTTCCACTTGTTGCGGAAACCGTTACACTTGTTACAGTACCATTACCACTTCCTACTCCTGCTCCTATGGCTGTACGAAAGTCAGTAGCAGATAAAGCCGAAACACTATTGTCAACATTAAACCTTGGGAAAGTAATGGCTGAAGGATTAGTTAATGTAAATATTGACTGTCCAATAGTCGAACCTCCTAAACTTGTTCGACCTGTAGATGCAATTAAATCAGTGCTACCTCCATCCCATTTTAGTCTGTCGGTAAATGCGGTATTCCAATTACTCGAATTATTTGTGATTGAAGATGCCCAAGTTGTGCCCGTAGATAGTGCAATGCCTGCCTCTGGATAGATTGGATTTCCTCCTTGAGCCGAACCGACCGAACCAATACCGCTAACCGTTGCAACCGTATAATTAGCACCTACTTTAAAAGATGTCGAAACAATGGTAATTTTATTTGTGTCAGTTAAATTATACTGGTCATTGTTTAAAAGTTGTCCATTCCTAAATACCAAAATATAAGCCTTTAATTGGATAGGAAATTTAGGCGTTATTGTCCACGTCAAAACACTTGATAAGGCTGGTTGATATTCTTGTTTTAAAATCTTTATGGTATCGCCACCAATGGCAACGTTTATTGAATCCTGTAACCTTGCGTAAATGGTTGACGTATCTAAACGCAAAGTTCCCGTCGTTGTTATTGTTCCTCCAAGCAAGCCGAAGCCTGAACCTACACTTGTAACCGTGCCCGTTCCTTTTGTATCTATTCTATTTGATAATGAAGCCGTGTCGGTTGCATTTAATTTTGATGCAAACCTTGTAGTAAGGTTTAATAAAGTAGTATCGGTTAATTCCATTAATACAGATAAATCAGCAGACACTGTACCCGTGGTTGTTATTGGGTTAGGTGAAACAAGTATTCCCGTACCACCTGAAATTGAAGTAAGGCTTCCCGATCCTCCGCCACTTCCTGCACCACCACCACGGGGAAATATTACCGTGTAATTATCGTTAACTTTGAATGATGAAGCTGAAATAACCACGCTTGTTGACGTTGGTACGGTGTATTGAGAAGGTAATAAGATTTGTCCGTTGCGATACACTTGAATAAAGGTAACTCCCCCAGGAATTAAAGTGTCTGTTTGTGTCCAAGTTAAAGTTGACGTTGTTACGCCTGTGGTATAATCCTGTCTTGCATATAATCGACCAGTTGTATCTGCGTATGCTTTAGTTGCATAGTTGGCTAACATCGCAGCCGTATCACTTACTAAAAGAGTTGGCGTTGTATCTCTCCATAATCCACCAGAATAATATAAAGAAGCATTTGAAACGGGGGAAGAAATAGCCAAATCATGAAGCTCACTTAATTTATAACCCGATGCCACCCTTATTGCTATTGTACCATTATTTGAGGAGGAGTTAATACAAAATCCTATTGGCATATCAAGGTTAGGTGCAACAGGTTCAACGTCTGTCCAAACACCTGCCACCGATGGCGAAGGGTAAAGAATAGCACCAGCCGCAAAGGTATCAGTGTTAACTTGCCTTATCTTGCCAAAGGAAATAACATAGCCATCTTCTCCATTAGTTAAATCGTGTGCGGTTATTCCTAATAGCAATTTTGCATCTATTGTGCCATTTGCTATGAACTTTGCAACTGTTATTCTGCCACTTGCTCCAACCGTGCCATTAGCATAAACAAGACTTCCTTTTGTAATGGTTGAGCCTGTCTGATTCTTGACAAGCCAAAAGTTTTTAAATCCTATTTCATTGGGCACAGCATCATACATTCCCAGTACAACCGTACCTAATTCATAATCCCATCGCATTTTTGCAGTGTCAACATTGTTAGGTGAAACACTTGTATCAAAAAATAAAGAGTCAACAGGCTGCGTAAATGATCCGCCACCTACTAAAGATGCCCAGGCACCTTGTTTCCAAACATATATACTTCCCGTTACACTATCTAAGACTAAATAGGCTTTTACATTCTTATCTGCATAGCTTGTCGGCTTAGTTACTGTATCAGAAGCAAGACCTCTCCAAACCAACCCGTTTCCAGAAGTATTAAAACCAAGTCTTTGCTTGTTGCCTGTGATTGGATAGGGAATGGAATCCATAGAGGCATAAGATATTCCTGCCACCAAAAGAAAAGCAATAACAAGTCCTTGCCGTTTGTTGCCTACTTTGTCAATGGCTTTGCCGATAAACTTGCGCCCAATGCCCATTATTAATTCATTGGCTAAAACCTTGGCAATGTTTCCAACGGCTTTTAAAAACTTCCTTTCTTTCTTTGGTGCTTTTATCTCTTCCATTATATTATGTTTATTGCAAAGACAATATAATTACTGCCATCGTAATGTGTGTTAATATCTATCGTAATAGTAGCAGGTGCCGTTATTACATATTGACTGTCTATTAATTTCTGACCATTTTGGTAAACATGGATAGCAGCATTTAAATTAGTAACTGGCAACACTCCATTATTTTGTGTCCAGGTTAAAACATTGGATGAAGCTGCAATAAATTCTTGATTGAATATTGATACGGCAGAGCCATTTACTGTAACATTATTTATTGTTTCTGTGACATTATTATTTACCACACCGCCACTGCCTGCATTGTTTGCAACGTCGGCAAAGTCGCGAGGTTTTGATAATACTGTTCTTTCGGTGTAATTAGGCATCCAATTCTATTTTAAAGTAATCACCTTGCCAAATCTCTGTTTTTAAATCAAAACTACCTCTTTCAAAAACGTAATATCCGGATGAATATTCTATGACCTTGTGAGGAAGGTAAGGATTGTCAACTGATAAATTTTGAAATGGCATATCAACCATGCGTAACTTTGGTGTGAGCTGTCCGCGTATTACTTCATTTACTAATAATTGTGTGACATTGTTAAAGCCTGATCCGCTGCTTACATCCCATGAGCTGCTATTTTCATAGGTGCCAGATTCTAATACTTTTAATCCTCCATCCGTTGTTTTACTCGGCCCATCGCCAAGGTATGTGTCAAGGCTAAATATAGTGGATGATTTATCGTCAT